CAAGACGTTCTAGCCCGCTCGTTGCCAAGTCTCTTTTATTCGCTTGCTCCGTATAAAGGTCAGCAAGTTTCGATGTTGTCCAGCCGAATGTCGCTTTGAGCTCCGAGCTGGTTGCGCCATTGTCAGCGAGAATTTTTGCCAGCGCTTTCCTGACGCCGTGCGCCGTGCATTCTCTCGGCAGACCAGCCATGCTTGCTCGCTCGCTAAACCAGTGCGAGATCGATTTCTGCGTGAACGGTTTACTAAAGCGCGTAAGCACATAATTGTCCAGACTGACGATGTTCGCCTCTCGAGCTGCTTCGATTGCATCCCGTAGCGGCGCAGTGATTGGCAAGTTCATATCGACGCCCTGGCGCTGCTTGCCGACCCGCTTCTGCGTCGTGAAGACCATGCGGTCATCTACCTCGTTGCGGGGGCCGAGCTTCTGCGCGTCGGATATCCTGACGCCGAGATAAAACATCAGCGACATACAGATATGCGGCGCGGTGCCAGGGGGCCAGTAATCAAAAAAACTTTGCACCTGGTCAGCGGTCCAGGTCCAGTGACCTGAGTACGTCGTGCCGTCCAGCGAGGTGTGCGTCCTCGAGCGCAGCGCCGGATTGTCTGCTGGCTTCTCGATACCGACAAATGGATCGTGAGCTATCAAGCCGGTGACGTTCGCGTGTCTGAAAACTTGGCTCAGAAACTTTCTGCGGTGTTCCGCTGCGTGGGGCTTGCCGTCAGATAGTTTTACTGCGCGGATCTTTTCTATATCGAAGCGGTTCATCTGCGCGTATTTCATTTCGCCAAACTCGTCAGCGATTTGCCGCAACACGCGAGCCCTGACGAGCTTGGTGTTTGTCGCGAGCGCCGTGAATCGGCCCGACCTTTTGTAGTCGTCAATCAGCCAGGCCAGCGTGTCCCTTTTGAAGTCGATAGCAATCGGCGCGATGCTGCTGAGCTCTCCAAGCGCGGCGCCGTACTCCATAAAAAATTCCGGCGTGCGAGGATCGTTATGCAATGTCACCGTCTTGCCGTGACGCCTGACCTTAACCTTTAGTTGGCCCTGACGATTAAAATCGATCTTCAGATATTTTAGTTTAGTCGCTTTGACAGCGGCCATAATCTGCGAAACGTCGGCCCGGTTTGTATTTTGTTTTTTTATTTTCTCGTCCATATCCTTACCCTTACATTTCAGCAGCAGAAAAAAAACAAAAGAAGGTGGAAAATTTTTCCGGCAAATTTTTCCGGCAAATTTTTCCGCTAATTTATCTTGACTTACTACGCTCCATCAGGGTTGCGATCAGCCGATGGAACTCTTTGACGTCTTCGAGGTATTGCGTAATCGGGTAGCGGCCTTCGCCAAAAAGTTCGGTGAGCAACTCGCTTAAGTAAAACAGAAGACCCTCGGCACCAACCTCGTCGCTGCCAAAAAAGTTGTCGGTGTCGCTGCACAATCCGCGAGTTGGATAATAAGTTTTGCGTCGAGAATCTTTTTCTAAAGGTACGGCCTCAAGCGAACCGATCTCCACGGCTGTTCGAAGAATTGTCCTTACGGTGCGACTCGTGCAGCGCAGCCGGTCCTTTATTTCGTCCTCATCCGTGGGCTTGTGGTCTAGATAATAGTTCATCATTACCAAATGATGCAGAGTGATACGGTCGCTATTCGCAAACCACCACTTCAAACCACTGCCTGGGCGGTCGGCGTTCTCAATCGAATAAAGCCGAGTTTTTAAAAACGCACCTTGGAATTTTCGGAATTTGTCCGCTTCGAGAATCATTCCATTCTGCCGCTGCGAGCGGCGGGGGTTGGAAACTAATTGTTTGTTCCGATCTTCACGTCCAAAAAAAGCACTCCAATTTTCGGCAAATTCGTCTTTTTTTAAATGTTCCTTTAAACTGTACGTCGTGAACCTCGCCCCGCCCAGCGGTTGAGATGGCGAGGGTTTACCTGTTGTATTATCCATTTTTCTCACTCCTCTTCATTACGTTCCTAACGCTGCTCGGGTACCATTTCGCATTGGGTATGCGCTTCTGATTCTGAAACTCCCGAGCGGTTCGTATGCCTCGAGCGTTCAGCCCGTCGGCAATCTTTTGCAGTGTCGTACAGCCAAACTCTTGCAGCTCCTCGATCACCTTCATCACGTCCGCTGCGTGTGCGTCGGCGTCGGCCTTTACTTGCTCGCCGCCCAGGTGTGCACCCTTCTCGGGCGTCGGCGATCCCAGGACAGTGCCTCGAGCCTTTGATGCCTTGAGCGCGGCCTTGGTCCGCTCGCCGATCAGGTTGGCTTCATACTCAGCAACGTTCGCCATCATCTGGAGCATGAAACGGTTCTGGCTTGGATTGCCGAAGTCCGGGATATCGCAAGCCACGAATTTCGCGGAGCTCTCCATGAGCCTGGACAAAAACGGCACGTTGCGCGTCAGGCGGTCGAGCTTAGCAACGATCAGGATTGCGCCCTGCTCCTCGCAAAGATCCAAAGCCTTCCGCAGCTCGGGCCGTTTACGGTCTGACCGCTTGCCGCTCTCCATCTCGGTGAACTCGGCGATGATTTCCCACTTGCCACCGTTGAGGTGCTGCTCGACAATCTCGCGCTGCGCCTCGAGGCCGAGTCCGCTCGCGCCCTGCTTCTGGGTCGAGACGCGGTAATAGGCGACGTACTTACCGCTGTGTGGAACCCCTGCTTTATCGTTCATTATCTATTCTCCCGATTTACACTTTTCAGTATGTGGGTATCTATTGGCATTTGTAAACCCTACGCCGCCAGGTCGAACAGCGGCAGACCCATCAAGTCCATCGTCCGCTCTTTGATGGGTTTGGGTTTGAACTCAACGACTACCGGCTCGGGCTTGTATTTGCCGGTCGCGACATAACTGGTCCGCAGCAGCCGATAGATCGCTTTCCACTTGTTGCCGTGGACCGTGCCGCGCTCGCCGTAGACCCGCCCGTCGATGCGAACCTCGCCAGCGTTGTAGTCAATAACGTGCGCCAGTTCGTGGCAGAGCAGCGCAGCCAGGGGCTTGAGCTTGTCGTCGGCTAGGCCGTACAGGTTGCCGATCTCCGGGTCTTTGGCGATGGCTGGGTACTCCATCCAAACGCCATCGCCTGGTGCCAGGTTGACCCGCTCGAAAGCATTGACCCATTTCCGGGCCTTGGGATCACGCCACCGGCGCTCGGTGCTGTTGTCCAGGCGCTCGGTCCATAACCGCAACCGCTCGGCTACCTTTTTGGGATCGTCGTAATCCCAACCAACGTTTCGCATGGCGATGCTCATGTACGGCTTGTTCTTATAAACGCCGCCTTTGCTGCTACCCTTCCGGTTGGTAGTCTTGAGCACCAGGTCGCGCCGCCAACTGGTATCGATCCCGTTCGCCTCGGCGATGTCCAGGATCTCGGCAGTCATGCGGGTGATGGTCGCTCTGTTCGTCATCGTCATCCCTCCATTGCTATGAGCTCAGCAGCGAGCTCGGTGTAGCGCGTTATCGCGTCGGCGTTTGCGCCTGGTGCCGTCGCCTCGACAAATGCCAACTCGGTGGCGTCGCGGATATCGGCAGCGCATTCTGGGCAATAGGTCCGCTCCTCGTTGGCCTCAGTGAGAAACCAGCACTCGTCGCATCCGTCGTTCGGTGGTGTCGTAATCGTCATCGTCATCCCTCCTCGTTTGCGGTTTCCAGTTCCTCGAGCTCATTCAGCACCTCGAGCACATAGTCGTATGTCGCGCCTGGGTACTTGCGGAGCTCGGTGGCGATCTCGTCGCTGTCCTCGCGGCTCGTTGCCTTGAACCCGAGAGCGTAGAGCTCAGCGGCGTAGTCGGTTGGTGGGGTCAAAATGTTCATCGTCATCCCTCCTATGTGAGTCCGTTTTTCTCTAAGCATTTGCCGGTTTTGATCGCGATCAGCCTGTTGATCTTGCGCCAGGTTTCTTTTTCCCGCGCATCTCGCTCGGTCTTTTCTTCGTCAGTCATGTCGGCCTCGCGGACAATCGTGAAACTGACGTTTTCCATGACCTCGGCCACCGCGACCATCTCGCAGATCCTGCTGCGCTTGCTGTCGCTGAACTCGTCAAACCCATACCGCTCGGTGAACTCTGCGATGCGATCCAGCCCGGCGTTGTTGCCGAGAGTGTCGAACGTCACCCGGCCATCCTCGCGGTTAATCACGACAACCGCGTCGTAGGTCATCTTTTTGGGTTTGCACCATTTGCCGGTCTTGGGGTTGAGAGTGCAGTAGACGCCTCTGTCACCGCGCGTCGTGGTTTCGACCCAATACCGTCTCTTGGTTTTAAGCGTGTAACCCCAGGGGTAGTTGTCAACCTCGATGGCGGTATCGAAATCTTTGGCGTCGTAGAAGGTCTCGGTGGTCATCTTTTTCTCTCCTCTATGTCGATTACCCTGTCTTTACACTTGATATATAAAACCCAAACGGTACCTTTACAACCCCCAAACGGTACCTTTTAGTGAAAAAAATGCTGAATCAGAAAAAGTTCTCGCTATCTCAGGACGTTATCGACCAAATAAAATTGGTGGCAAAAGCCGAAAGACGCTCACAATCGAGCCTTGTGGACATAATTCTGCGCCGAGAGCTGCGTCGAATGAGTCAGGACGATGATATCCGGCGCGTTGCCGAAGCAGCTCGGAAGGTCAGCTAGTTGAGCCGTTCAAAAGCCAAAG